GTCGAGGTTGATGGAGTGCCGACGTACTACTCTGTGTCGAAGCATGCTTTTGCGATGTTGAACAACAAGACAAATGTGACTACGCCTGAGTTGGATGAAGCGTTGGAAGACCTGTTTGCGCCGTATCGTGCAATTAAGGTTGACCTCGCGCCGTTGACGCTGGCCCAAGCGCTGTTGGGATCCCCAGAAGAAGGGGTGAAGCCGATGGACATGAACACTTCCGTCGGCCCCGTCTTGCAACAGTTGTTTGGGATCAAGAAGAAGAGGGCGATGTTCATTGAAACGGATGATGGGTTGATCCTGATGCCGGAGATAAGACAGATGTATGAAGATAGAGTTTGCGACATGGCCCGAGGAGTTATCTCTCCGCTGGCGTGTGCAATGGCGTTCAAGGACGAGGTGAGGCCTGTGTCCAAGACGAGCATCTTCAAGCAGAGGATCTTCTCCGTCGTCGACGTGATCGACAATCTCGTCGCGAAGGCTTACTTGCAGCCGCTCATGAACTTCTACCTCTCGAGACCCGACATAGGAGAGTGTGTCGCGGGTATCAACTGCATGTCTACCGATTGGGATGATCTGAATCAGGAGATGGAAGACTTTGGTGGAGAGACCTGCGATGCTGATGGTCAGGGGCACGATATGAGCTTTGACGTCAAGTACATTGCTCGCATCGCGTCTGCGTACCGCAGATTTTCGCTGGACTGCGGCTATTCGATGGTCGCGGCTCTCATTGTCTACATCTCTATTTTCAAGCTTTGCTTCAAGTACATGAGCCTGAGAGGCGATTACTTTGTGTTGAGAAAGTCCGTTCCTAGCGGAACTCTCTTCACGAACAAGATCGACTCGCTCGGCACTTCTGCGAATGCTCGGATCACTTTCAAGAGGGTCACTCTCCTCCCGATGAACCGATACCGTGAACATTTCAAAACCAAGGTGATGGGAGATGATTACTACGGGAAGTTTCGGTCTTCACACCTGTGGAACAATTACTTCCAGCGAGCCGTGCTGGAGTACTTTGCTCTTGGGTGGGTGATGACGTCGGGAGACAAGCAAGG